AATCTCGGAACTCTTGGGCCGTCTGCCACGGGTTGGGCTGCTGGTGCAGGAGCCGATACACAGGATGACTCGTGGCCTTCTGTTTCCCGCCGTTGGCCATCCGCTCGTAGATGTGCAGCGGCAGGGCAGATACCGCATCCGATATGACACGGATGCAGGCCGTGTAGGCCGAGCACGCCATTGAGTTGTCAGCGTTGACGCGGATGCCGGAAGGCGTGCGGCTGGAACTCACTTCGGGCCAGTCGATGCCACGCAGGTCGAACATCTTGAAGTCAGCGGCTGCGTTTTCGCTCATAGCGTCATCATGTCCCAGGACTGTTCCGGCGTGGCTGCGGTTGCCTTTTGCCACAGCCCGATGGCCATGACCAGCGACACGATGCCGTCTATGCGTTCTGTGCTTTTGGCCTTGCTCGGCTTAATGTTTCCGGCTGCGGAATCCTGCTGGATGGCCACGTTGGAAGCCTGCCACGACAGCACTGGGTGCCCACCGTGTATCAGTTTTCCAGACACGCACCAGTTTTCGAGTTGCTTCGAGGGCGCGGATAAAGATCCATAGCCCTGTCGAAAGTCTGACATGGGAAGGCCGTCGCCTTGCAGTTGTTGGCCGAGTTGCGCGGAGTTCCACGGGTCCAGGCCGATGCCGCAGACCTTGTACTTGCTGGCTATGGCGTTGATGTCTGACCGCACTTGGTCAAAGTCAGTGACGTTGCCATCGGTCATGTTCAGATGCCCCTGCCGATGCCACGTTAGGTACGGCACCTTGTCGCGTCGCTCTCGCTGGTGGGCGTTGTCGCTCGGTATCCAGAAGTGCGGCTCAATCCAAAACGTGCCATCGTCTAGCGGGAACAGCAGAACCAGGGCTGTGGTGTCAAACGTCGTGGCCAAGTCCAGCCCGGCCCAGCACTCGCGTCCAGCGAGATCCACGGGGCATGGCTTGTCACCTTGGGCCCAGTGATCCATTCGCAGCCACCTCGTGCTCTGCTCTGTCCACTGGTTCAAGTACAGCTGCCGGAAAGTGTTCTCATACGTCGGCATCTCAACCGCTCGAGCACATTCGCTCCGCAGGAAGTCGAGCCGTACCGAGACGCCTAGGTTGGGGTTGGCACGCTCCCACGTTTTTTCGTCTTTCCAATCGGCCTCAATCGGGGCGGCATAGATGGCCGGCAGGAACGTCTCGTCTTTTACCGTGCCAGCGGCCACAGCCTCAGCGTATTTCCAGATTTCCCAGCAGACGCTTTTGCGGTCAAATCCTGCCGTGGTGAGCGCGACCGTAAGCGGTTGACGCCGAGCACCTTGGCTGCTCAGCATTACTTCCCACATCTCGCGGTTCGAGACGTGGAGCTCATCGAAAATGACACCATGTGCCGAGAGCCCATGTTGAATACCGGCCTCCGCACTCAACGCCTTGTACGTTCCGTGCGTCGCCTCCCGCACGATGGCGTTTCTGTAAACCTTGAGATGCTGCCGAAGAACCGGCGACTGCTCGACGTAGACGCGGGCCATGTCGAAGACGAGCCGGGCCTGATCGCGTGAGGCTGCACAGGAATAGACTTCACAGCCGGGCTCGTTCTCCATCAGCAGCTTGAGGGCGATGCCAGCACAAAGGCTGCTCTTTCCGTTCTTGCGCGGAATCGCCAGTAGGCTGGTGCGGACTTTGCGCACGTCGCCATCAGTGGCGAAGAGCTTTCGCACGTAGTCCTGCTGCCACGGCTCAAGCGTGAACGGCTTGCCGCCGAGCTCGCCTTTGGCGTGCGTCAGGTGCTTGTGGAAGAAACGCACCGCCAGACACGAGGAGCACTTTTCGCATGGGTGCTCAAGCGAACATTCGGGCGTCTTCTTCGTCTGCTTGCGGGCCATTCTCAACCGCCGAAACACGGGCCAGCGCCGAGGCCGTCAGGCCGAACTCGGCCGCGAACTTAAGCATCTGGTTTCTCGCGTCGCGTTTGCGGTTCCACGCCGGGTGATTGCTTACCCTACCGCGATCGTCCATGAACGTGGCCCCGTTGGCCTTGAGCTCACGGTCTGCCTCAATCATGTCTGCAAGCGAATCGCAGTAGGCTGCCAGCGTCTGCTGGTGCCTGGGGCTCATCACTTTGGACGCCTCAAGCATCGGCACGATTCGCTCCCACTCCTCGCGGGCGAGATCCGAGAGCCAGTGCGGAGCAGGCGGGATGCCAGGAACCGCGTCGATGCCTGACTTGTGCGGGCCCCTAACGCGAGCGCCGCGAAGCTTAAGTAGCGGCTTAGGCGTCGGCTTGCGGCCCCGGCCCATGTTGCAAACTCCCAATTTCGGCCCCGCGTGCGTTTGAGGAAACCGTGGGGTTTGTATCCACGCACGCCATAGAGATCCGACCTACCCTACCCCTGCCCTCGTTTCCCGCAGCGTCTTGCGTGCGTGGCACGCAGAGCACCTGGCTTGCCCGTTGGCAACGTCGTACCTGTCGCCACCTTGGCTGATGGGGATTACGTGATCCGCGTGCATCTCTCGCCCGTAGGCTACGCGGCCACAATCCACGCATTGCCAGTGGCATCTGTTCAGTACAGCCTGACGCCACTTCTTGTGAGCCTTGTCGCAATAGCCACGGGCTGCCGCGTTGGGTCTGGCGCTGTCGTCTCGCTGAGGGCGGGACGAACGCAGACGCAGCGGCCTATGGCTGGGGATCTTGGTAGGCACGTCTAGCTCTTCAGCATGACCACGCCAGCGGTGCCCGTGCTGTTGGTCGTGGCCGAGACGATCTTCAGGTACTCGGTGCCAAACACTTCGTCAGGCAGGGCATACGCTCGCCCGTCCGTGCTTGAGGCAGAGAGCGTGAGGTCTGCCACGCTGCCATCAGACTTGTAGAGTCGGCGGAACGTGCCAGCCGTGCTGGTGCCTACCCACATCTGGAGCGTGCTGGCGTTCGTGCTCATCGTGCCCAGCGACACTACAGCACCAGCCACGTCACGCATATCTAGCGTGGTAGCCGATGCCGTGGCCGTGTGCAGGGTGATGTCGATGTCTCGGTTCTTCCGGCTCAGAATGTTGTCGGCCATGGGTAGCTCCTAGGTGTGCTTATGGTAAGCGGCTTCCGTCAGTCTCTTGCAGTGAGATGAAAGGCCTGCAGCCTATTGAGGAGCAGACGCCAAGTAATGCTGCTGGTCGACTTCTTCAACGCCTGCTGTCATAGCCACGGCAAGCAGTGTTTGCCAGAACTCGTCTTGTGTGTGATGCGGCCCTATAGAGACATACACCATACCGTTATTGGTGAAGTCGCCATTTACTCGCCAAGGCTCATCAGCCATTCCGTTTGGCTGCCCAAGCGAGTCTGCCACGTACTGCCGCATCATTTCGGCTACTTCAGCAGGTGCGCGAAAATATCTCATGCCACCGATACTCCGTGCCTAGTTCCTAGCCATTTCTCAACGGCAGAAACCTGAGACGAAGAAAGTGCCGAGCCGTTGAAGATCAGCACTTCCGCGATTGTGCCGTCAAAAAACTGAGACCCCGCAAGTGATCCTATATCTGCGAAGTAAGAATCCGTATCCGAAGTGCTGCCGCCATCCAAAAACGAACTGCTCGAACCCACGATAGACCCATTGGCTCGTATGCCTGCCGATTGGCCAGCGTAGTTGGCCTGGGCGGTGACCACATACTTGGTTGCCGCAGACAGGGTTGACCCTGTGATTCCTGCAAAAGTTCCACCGTCGACTCGCCTGCAAGACAGCGATATTTGGCCTGTGGGTGAAAAAGAGAGGCCGGTCCTGATGTTTCCCGCCGCAGTCGTCATAGCGACAAGCCAGCGATTCGATGTGGTTACGGCATCGGCTGTGAACACAACAAAGATGCCAATGTAGCCCCTATTTCTGCTGATGCCCTTTCCGATCTCCAGCGTGTCGTTTGTGCCGTCGAAGTCCACGGCAGTCGAAGCCGTATAAGTCGGCTGCGCTGTGCCAGACGCTTGATTTGCGTGGCTTGAGTTGCCGCTCTGATCCAACCATCGCCGAACGGTCTGCCCGTTCGTTGCAAAAGTATCTGGCGAGATTGAGTTGAGGACAGAGGCTTGTTTTTTTGCGTCAAGCCACATAGCCAGACCGCCAATGCTCTTCGGGTTGAATCCCGTGGCTCGCGGCCTCAGTAGTCTCGGGCTCATCGCCATGGCTTAGTTCTCCTGCTGCTCGTTGGCTCGAGGCTGTAAGGCATACAGCAACCGCGTCTGCTCGCTCACGGCCTTGCTTATCTCACGCTGCGTCTCGCTCAGTGACTTCACGAACGCCCGATGCTCTTCAACGAGGGGCAGCAACACGTCAGCCCGCAGCACCCAGCCGCAGGCAATGGCTACCAAAGTGGGAAATCCCCACCGCTCAATGATGCCGAAGAGCGTTTCCTTTGCTTGGTCGGTCACTGCATGGCCTCCAGCATCTCGCCACGATTATCCAGCCAACGCTGCACGATTTTCTTGACGATCTCGCTGATGATGGCCGCCAAGATGATGCTGGCCAGAAAGCCCATGCCGTACTCGCGCTCTTGGCG